CCATCCTCAAAAAGAGAAGTTAATTCTGGTTGATACTCTTCTAATTTTTTTTCACCAATTTTCTTAGACTCTGCTAAATCTAAAAATTCTTTTAAATTTAATTTCTTTCCCTCATGTATTGCATATCGTTCACTTTTATCCCCACCATGATAAGCTAAATTAATCCAGTTCCCTCTGTCTCTTTCATTTGCACGTGAAACTTGTTTTGGGAATATTTCTGCACCACCATATCCTAATTGAGCAGCAAACTGATTTAACTTCCCAACTAATTTGTTTGCTGGCATAGATGGCTCTGCGAATAGATAAAGATGAGCACCGCCTGATTTACTTCTGCAAAGAACTAATGGCATGTGTCTTATTTTCTTTTCTAATTCTTCAAGTGGTTCTTCAAGTTTAACAATCCCTCTTATATCAATATCAATACATCCAAAAGAACAAGTGTTATCCTGCTTCAGCATTATTATACCAAGTATATATGGACCACCTGATAAATGTTCTTTGTAATTAACATCAGTTGCAGGTTCAGAATTTGTTACAGCTCGCCCTGATTGCTTACCATCTTCTCCGATGCTTGTTACACGATACTGACCATGCGCCTGTTCATAGCCATCAAATAATTTCATAAATCTTTTTATTTCTGTCACACTTGATCCTTTCTAAAAAATTGAGGGATCCAAAAACTATCCAAGAAATCGGATCCCTCAATTCTACAGTTAACAGTTAAACCAACCTGAATTAGTTGGAGCTTCATTCAAATTAGTTCCTGTAGAAAATTAAAAGTTTTCATCATCACCAGTATTATTATCCTCTGGTGTTACTTTTACTTGGCCTTGTTGGATCGAATCTTTAAACGATCTTGCAGCCATATAAATTTCAGTGCCATTGTCTACATTTTCAATGATACCTCCATTTGATCCGTGTAACATTTCCACTTCCCAACCGAACCATGTGCCTTTATCATTTTCTTCTGGAACTGTTGTAAGCTGATATCCTGAATAAAAAAGTGCTGGGCTGATCATAGTGCCATCAGTCATTTTTACTTTCAACTGATTCATCATAGAATTCCAGCGTCTTGCTTTTTTAAGCTGAGAGCCTGTCATTGACAAAAGTGCTGGCTCATAAATACCTTCACCATTAACTGTGAAAACATAATATTCAGCAGTTGTTACAATTTCATTACCATCATCAGTTATGTGACGGAAAGTGTCTTTGTCTTGTTCACACTTATCTAAAACTGTACTGTCATTGCCATGGTCTCTTATAAAGCCACCACCGCTGGTTCTTGGCTTCCACTCTATTAATGCACGACGATATTTAATAGGCACTACTAATATGCCTTTATCGCCAGCGGTTGCTGTGCGTGTGACTGTATTGAATATGTCACCAGCGTCTGCACCTTCAACATATTCACCGTCACGCTTATTAATTTGTGGACTCATTTGCTGTAAAATTGAAATGCGTGGAATCATGAAATCTTGCGAATCCATACCTTCTGCACCTGAGCCTTGGTCTGCTAATAAGATAGCCTCGTCTATTAAAGCAACTGGGTTTGCTTTTTTCTTCGCTACATTTTTCGCCATTTAACTACTCCTGATCTGGACTTTTTGTCCGGTGTAAAGTTTAAAAATATCTACAGGAATATTCTTCCCATTGCCTAAAGCTTCACTAATGAAAGCTTTTAAGGTCTGGGGGTGGACACCTGTAGACTCCTTGTAAAAGACTTTGCGACCTCTTAATTCTTTTTTGAAATCTGAGCACGCATTGTCTTGGCCTTTTCCAAATTGAACTTCAACGTTGGCCTTTATTAATTCTGAACCACCATTTTTCCGCAACCATGCAAAACACGCTTGTTGTCGTTCATAAAGTTCTTCTTTGGTATCACCTTTTGCACGGTCTAGTGCGCCAGCTGAAGGAATTGAAACTGAGACAATATCAATCAATCCAACCTTAGACCCATCGGTCAAAGTAAAATTTTTAACATTCATCTCTGTCATAAGATCAGGAATTTCTTGTTCATTTAACTTTCTTAAATTCTGCTCTTTTTCCTTCAACTGATCTCTCATCAACCCGATTTCTTTTTCAAGCTTCTGAACACGCTGAACAGCTTCAGTGATTGCACCAATTTCATTTGACGCTGGTGCCACGTCCTCAAGCAGATTAATCTTCAATACTGCTACTCCTTTCTAGTTCTAAGGCCACGGGCATATACCAACCTTTGCGTCGATCCCGCACACCTTCATCACGATTCCGCTCCCAACGCAAGAAGCGCACAATTGGAGAATTCTCGCCAGCGATGATAGAACATATCATTACAGCGATTGGATCTCCACCTCCAGCCCAAAGAAGATAATCCTCTGGGCTAAAATTTTCCATCTTCTTCCTAGCCTTATGAAGTGATGGTCCTGGAAGGAATTGAGGTCGATCAGTTTCTTCAAAAACAACCTCAAGTGCACCATAACGACTTGCGTCCGTCAAGTCTGGCGTCCATCCAAATTTATTTTCTCTTGGACGTTGCACTATATATACAGTCATTTCACAGGCCAAATATATTCAAGGTCATCAGGTTCACTCCATCCAAATTGAGAATAATAGTCTGGGTCTTTACGCAGCAGGTTGCTACGATGCGAGGCATGAATAGCCTTATCCCCAAACCAAGGTGGCAATTTCCATATGTGGTTAGGCTTGGTTGTTATCTTCATGGTGTTATTGTAACCACGAGCAACCCATTCTTCGATACATAGATCTTTGTAGAATTCTAAACACGCTTCAAAACCACGCCACATTTTAGTTGCTGGGTGATTTTCCCAAGCACCTGTTTTAGAATATTCACCGCGCAAGGCTTTTAATATTTGAAAAGCTTCGACACGTTGTTTGCCTAGACGCTTCATGTCTAAACATCTTATTGATTCACCCATGCTGGGTATTGGTAGAAATGTTTGCATGCTTTTATCCTTTCTCAGCAAGGGAGATACTATGCGCCACTTAAAACTGAAAGAAAAGAAAAAAATTCGATGCCAGACTTTTTTATTTAAAACAACAAGTAAACCAAAGATCCAAAGATGCCAGTGTCAATTTGTTTTTGGGGACGGTCTTGGAAATATATATAAGTATAGAGAAAAATATTTTAAGAAAAAATATTAATTGAAAAAACGTAGGATTTGGGGATACTGGCATCTTTGTGCTATTTTCCCTTGGTTTTCTGCATGTTTGAAGACGATGCCAAACTCAAAAAATGTTGGAATTGGAACCCAGACTCTGGAATCTTTTTTCAAGTTTTGTTTAAAATCAATAACTTAAGAAGTGATTTAATTGTTTACTTTATAGGTAAAAAGAGCGATACTTCTTGTGTTGGGAGGATAATCTTCCCTTTTAGAAAGGAAATAAAATGAAAAAATTTGATCGCGATGCACCTTTAACCAAAGAGCAGAAGTTATTTGATCTTTATAACATGCATGTTATGACAATTGATACGAAAGTTGGTAATATTGTTGCATCTCCGAAAGGTTCGACCAGTGACGGTCAACTAGTTTTAACTGCTATAAATGATTGGAATCCTCTTTCTTTTGAAGCATTTTCTCGTGTTGTTGGAGATAGCTTAGGAACTGATTCCTTGGGAGTTGCTCTTGAGAAAGCTGATCGTTTTGCAACTGAGAATTTTAAGTATGAAGATCTTAGTTGTGTGATTGATTTCTGGGAAGGCAAAACAAAAGAGGGTAATGAATCAGTTGTGTTTCACCCAGAAGCTAAATGCTGGGTTCATATGGAAGCACTTCCAACTTATTAATTTAAATGTAAATATCTCCCACACCCCCAAACAGTTCGGCTGCTGGGGGATTTTGGGTAGAAGCATGGGGCTTCTAAATTGAGAAAGGAAAATAAATGAAAAAGAAATTTGACCTCCATCAAGAAGTGACAGATCGCATTATTAAGATATGGGAATCTGTTGGTGAATTTGAAATGCCATTCAAAACATTTGGTGCTAAAAATTTTAAAACTGGAAATTTTTATTCTGGCATCAATGTTATCATAACTGCTTTGTCTGGGTTTAATTCTCCTTACTGGGGAACACCAAAGCAGTGGATGGAAGCTGGTGCAAATATTAAAGGTGCAAAATGCACTAAGATTGTTCGTTGGGTTGAAAAGAATAAAGATGAGGATGATTCTTTCTGGTATCCTGTTTGGCATAATGTTTTGAATGCTGAGCAAGTGACTGGTTGGGAAGCTCCTCAAAAAGAAAATTTCGGAGATGCAGAATCAATTGCATATGTTGATGAATTTTTTAAAAATTTAGGTGTTGAAACTTTTTGGGCTTCTGGTCGTGCATGCTATATGCCAAATCGTGACAAGATACAACAACCACCTTTTGGAGATTTCAGAGGAACAAAAACTTCTACTGCGACTGAATGTTATTATAGTACATTAGCTCACGAGAATGTCCATGCTACAATGCACAAAGATCGCTGTGATCGTGACATGGAATCTTATGCTGCTGAAGAGTTGGTCGCTGAGATTGGAGCTGCAATGCTTTGCGCTCAATTAAATATCTCTAGCGAAGTTCGTGATGACCATGTTGCTTATATAAAGTCTTGGTTGAAAGCTTTGAAGAATGACAAAAAGTTTATTTTTAAAGCTGCAAAAGAATCTCAAAAAGCAGTTAATTGGATGAACGATCAGCAGGGAATTAAAATGAAGGAGGTAGCATAATTCTTTTATGTTTACTTTTTTTCAGTTTGTTTTACTCTATTGAAATAATATTCTCCCTAGTGTTAAACTCGCCCAAGTTAATTCTTGGGCTTTCTTTTTTTCTTATTTTAAGGCATAGTAATCTTATTGACAGCTTGCTACTGGAAATTAAAGCTATTTAGGATAATTTATTATGCCAGAAAATGTAGAAAAGAAACGAGGTCGTCCTCGCAAAAAACCTGAACCAAAAGTTCAAGTACAAAGGCCAGTGGATAGTAGTCCGCACAACTCTCATTTAAAGTGGGATGGCAAAACTACAGACCAAGTAAAGTTTGATGGACGCTTCAGTAGTGTTGAGCCTTTAAAGAATCAAAAAGCTGGACGCAAAGGTCCATACAAATGGAATCATCGTGCACTTACAAACTGGATAATGGGACAAGCAGACCCTGCTGGGTTTCTTGCTTCTGTTATGTCTGGGAGCGAAATGTTCCCAGTCTACGCGCAAGACGATGATGGCAATGTTAAACATGTTGGCAAGATTTCTGCAGATCCCGAGTTAAGAGTTCTGGCTGCAAAAACTCTTCTTGGCAAATGTGTACCAGATTTAAAAGCTGTTGAAATAAATCAAACAGTTGAAGAACGAAAAGTAATTGACATTAGTAGGCTTAGCAATGACGACCTTACCACCATTGAAAGAGTTCTTGAGCACGCTGTCATTGACGGAGATCCGAGCGGAGAAGATGCGGAGATCCCTGAAACAGTTCATAATAGACTCTTGGCAAGTAATTGAACCAGGACGTAATTTTTACGACAACTGGCATATAGATGCTATCTGTGAATATTTGCAGGCTGTTGTAGATGGTGACATTCGTCGTTTAATTATTAACATCCCGCCACGCCACATGAAAAGCATAACTGCTTCTGTTGCACTTCCAGCTTGGACTTGGACGCACAAACCTGACAAAAGATTTTTGTTCGCATCTTATGCTAATTCATTATCAATTCGTGACTCTGTTAAATGTCGTCGCTTGTTAGATTCTCCTTGGTACAAAACTCATTTTGGAGAAAATTTTCACCTGACAGGTGACCAGAACCAGAAACAAAGATTTGATAATGATAAAACTGGTTACAGGATAGCAACTTCGGTTGATGGTGCATTGACAGGTGAAGGTGGTGACATAATCGTTATTGACGACCCTCATAATGTTAGGGAGGCAGAAAGCTCTACAGTCCGTGAAGGAGTGCTTGAGTGGTGGGATCAGGCCATGCAGACACGTCTTAATGACCCAAAGACAGGTGCCTTTGTAATCATAATGCAGCGTGTTCATGAAGCAGATCTTACTGGGCACATTCTTTCTAATGATCATAATAATGACTGGGAGCATCTTTGCTTGCCTGCTCGTTACGAACCAGATCATCCTTCAATAATTGATAAGACAACTTCAAACATTGACCCAAGAACAAAACGTGGTCAACTGCTTTGGCCAGAAAGAGTTGATGAGAATACATTGAAAAATTTAGAGAGATCATTAGGCGAATATGCTGCAGCTGGCCAGCTTCAACAAAGACCGATGCCAAGAGGTGGTACAATATTGAAATCTGCTTGGTGGCAACCTTGGGATAAAGAAGAGCTACCAGATTGCGAATATGTTTTACAGTCATGGGACACTGCATATTCTACCAAAGAGAACAGTAGTTATTCAGCCCGAACAACATGGGCAGTGTTTATGAAAGACAATGCTTGGAATGCAATTGTAATAGATTGCTGGTATGATAGAGTTTCATATCCTGATCTTAGACGCGAAGCTCAAGACGCTTATGAAGCCTATCAACCTGATGCAGTCTTAATAGAGAAAAAAGCCAGTGGCCAAAGTTTAATACAGGATTTACGCATGGCAGGTGTTCCAGTGCTTGAATATTCACCAGATCGAGATAAGCAAGCTCGTGCTCATGCATCCTCAGCTTTATTAGAAGATGGAAGAATTTGGTTTCCATCGAACAAAAAATGGGCTAAAGATTTAATAAGTATTTGTGCAGCCTTTCCAGCTGGCGAAAATGACGATATAGTAGACACATGCACCCAAGCTTGGTTGAGGTTGCGAAAAGGATGGTTCTTAGGACACTCCGAAGATTGGGAAGAAGACCCAGAACCAGCAAAAGAGAGGACAGTAATGTATGGCTAAAGATCCAGCTGCTATTATTCCTTTTTCAGAGGGAAACCCTGCAGACTCTTTAAAAGTTGAAGAGCTTGCTGATGGGAATGTTCTGATCGGGGATCCAGAGATTGAAGAGCAAACCCAAGATTCAAATTTTGAAGACAATATTGCTTTAGAACTCTCTGAAGCTGTTTTAAACAGTACAGCTTCTGAACTCATTAATTATTACGAGACAGATAGAGCTGGAAGGAATGAATGGGAGCAACGCTACAAAGACGGACTTAAAACTCTTGACATTGACGGAAATTTAGTTGATGATGATGAGAACCGAGCAATTAAAGGTTTAAGTCAAGTCGTTCACCCAATCATAGCTGAAGCTGCAACCCAATTCCAAGCAAGAGCAATACAAGAGCTTTATCCTGCTGATGGCCCAGTTAGAACTATTATTATTGGCGAGGCAGATGATGAACTTGAAGATCAAGCAACTCGTGTAAAAGAATATATGAATTATCAGATCGTTGAAGAGATGCCAGAGTTCTTTCCTGATCTTGACAAAATGCTTTTTCACTTACCTCTGGTCGGTCAGACATTTAAAAAAGTTTGGTATGATCCTTCAATGGATAGGCTTACAGCAAGATTCGTTCAAGCTGAAGACTTTGTAGTTTCCCCAGACAGCACAGATTTAAGAACATCACCACGTTATACCCAGATCATCAAACTCTCACGTAATGATTACAATCGTTTTGTCAAAGCTGGTTATTATGAGCCTCTTGGTCCAAATGAAGGTGGTGCTGATGTAAACGAGTCATCAACAGTTGAATCAATTGAAGGTATTTCTGCATTCGGTGCAGAGCAAGAAGACAAGACTGTAGTTCTTTTAGAGATGCACACTTATTACATGTTTGATGGTATTGATGGTGCTGACTCTTCAGACTCAGACGCAGTGGCATTACCTTATGTCATAACCATGGAGCAAGAGAGCCAGACTGTTGTTTCAATCCGTCGTAACTGGCATGAAGATGATGAGAACCAAGAAAAACGCGAGTGGTTTGTTGAGTATAAATTT